TCCCGCACAACTCCCTTCATTTTTTCCCCTTTCCCGCCGTGTAGGCGTCGAAAAACTGCTTGGTGATGATGGTGTTCCCGACGTGGCCTAGCGTGATGGACGGGTCACACAGGATTTTGTACCCCGCTTCCCGCGCCCTCATACAAAAGGCCAAGTCTTCGCCGATGCCGCGATACGGCGAAAACCACGCGCCCGTCGCCGCCAGAGTACCGAGCAGGACGTCGGAGCGCATGAGGACGCACCCAAATCCGCACCCCGCGACCTCGCGCACGTCTGTCCCGACGTCCTCCGTTTTGTCGGCGATGATTTTCTCACCGTCCCAGTCGAGGCGGTCGTACAGGACAGGCGTATATGGCGGCTGACGCCGATAGTACACCCCCGTCAAGATGTCCGCGCCCGTTGCCTCGGCGGTCTTGAACAGACGCGTCAGCAGGTCGGGCGCAAACACCATGTCGGAGTCGAGCCACAAAACGTAGTCTGTGCCCCGGTTGATAGCCTCCCGCGCGAGTGCGTTGCGCGAGTCATAAACCAGTGACCCCATCTGCATGGCGAGCGCACAGTCGCCCACCTTGTCCATCATCACCAGACTCTGGGCAAAGTGGGCGGGCACGGTGTCCATGCAGGGGACAGCGATCAGTGTGCGCATAACGTCGTCCCTCCTCCAAAGGCGGCGCTTTACGCCTTGTTAATCTTGACGAAAGCGTTCGGAGCGACCGGGGCGACGGCGACGTACTCACGACCAAGGATACGGATGAGGTCTTTCTCCATGAGGGTCTTGTCGTCCATCTTGATCTCGATCTCGTCGCCCGCCGGGAAGTTGGCGATAGCGCCGTGGCCGAAGTCGCCCACGATGGCGAACGTCTCGCCCGTGGTGGCGGCGGCGACGCTCTTCAGCGCGTCAGTGTAGACCACGCGCAGACCCTCGAACGGGTCGATGCCGTAGTTGGCGGCGTAGGCGGCGGCCTTGAAAGCACCCCAAGAGGCGCGGTTCAGCACCACGGTCGGGTTCGCGGCCTCGGCGGACAGCGCCGACATAGCGGCGGCAACCAGACCCACGGAGGCGGCGGTAGCGGTCACGACCGGGACACCGACGCAGGTGGTGGTCGACTGCGTACCGCAGGCGACGATGCCGCTGATGAGGTTGTCGGCGGCCTTCTTGGCGATCTGATAGGTCAGTTCGTCATAGATATAGCGCAGGAAAGCCTCGCCGCGCATGTCGTTGACCTCGTCGGAGATGGAAATCCACTTTTTGATGGACACCGGGATGAGGTCAACGACGCCAAGCACGAGGGTCTCCTCGGTGACGGCGCTGTTGGCGGCCTCGGTGTGGTTGGTGGCGGCGGTCGCGCTGATCTCAAACCCGACCTTGAGGTTGCCCTGCATGTAGGTCTTGCGCACGAGCGCCATGATGCCGTCGCGTTCCCACGCGGTCTTGACGACGTCGTAGACGAACTCCGGGACGGGGACAGTGCCGTTGACGTTCTCGGTCAGCAGAGCGCGGCACTCGCGGTCGGACTCTGTCTTGATGTAGTTGGCGTACGCGTCGATGTATTCGGCGCTGTTTCTGATTTCCATGTTGGACATGGTGTTTACCTCCTTGTTGGTGGTGCGGACTTCCTTACCCGTCCGCAGGACTTCCGCCATCTGGGCGGTGCGTTCCTCGGCGGCCTTGTTCACGGCCTCCTCACGCTCCGCGAGCGCCTTGCGCTCTTCCTCGATAGCGGTTGCTTCGGTGTCGAGCGCTTCGAGGCGTTCCACGTCTGCGCAGGTCGCGGACTCGGCCATGATGGCGCTCGACCGCTCGTTGAGTTCGGCGCGTCTGGCCTCAATCTCCTCGAGCGTCATGTTTTCGATGTTCATTTGTTGCCCTCCAATCTCGCGGCGATAGCCGTGCGGAGTTCCTCCACCCGTTCGCGCTCCCTCCGGCGCTCCTGTTCCTTCTCGATCACTCCGTCGAAAAATGCACGGGCAGAAATGTCAGTGTTAGGGTTGGCCGGGAGACTGACGGCGGACACGTCGTACACCTTTTTCACGCGTGTGATGGTGCGCGTGTGCGTGTCCTCATCGTAGGAGTCCCCGCCGTCGGCAATGGTGAACGCCCACGACATCGTGGTCACCATCCCGGCCTTTATCGCTTCGTACATCCGTCTGGCGTCCTCGGTTCTGCCGAGGTCAGCACGGACGTATAAGCCTCGTTCGTTGGGCGACACGGTCAGCGTGTCGTTTGAGATGCGGGCAAACACCATGCCCTCGTGGTTGTACAAAAACAGCACGTCGGACATGTCCGCATCCGTCAGTGCGTCGCGGTCGATCTGTTCGGAGTAGTCCACGCCGTCATATGTAAACATGACGTACGGGTCGTCAAACGTGGTCGCGTACCCCTCGACGATGTACTCCTGTTCGCGCTCCTCGCCCTCCGCCTCTGCGGCTCGGCACTGGAGCGGCACGGCAAACGTTCTGTACTGCCTCTCTGTCGGTTTATACGGCATCTTCTGCCACCTCCTCGTTGGTTGGAGCGGGGAGCGCCTGCGCGTCATCCCCGACAAAATAATATTCCCCGCGTATCGGCAAGCGGTCGCCGCCGTCGATTGGTGCGTAGTTCAAGAGTTCCCTGCCCTCGTTTATCGTGATAAAGCCACGGTCTGACAGTTGGGCGATGAAGTTGACCTTGTCCCCGGTGGACATGTACTGCAAGCGGTTTGCCGCCGCAATGACACGCGCACCGAAAGCCACCTCGTTTGTCGTGAAAAGCATGTACGTCAGCACCTCGGAGAGTTGGATGGCGAAAGGCTCGATCGCGCCCTCGTAAAAACCGTCCAACTGTGCTCCGACTGCTTTGTTTTGGATGATGTCCTCGTTGACCCCGAAATAATTGTATACGTTGCGCTGAATGAGCGCCTGCTCATCGGCGGGAACGGTGTACGGTTTGCTCGAAATCTGCTGAATGTCCGAGTAGGTGTTAGGGAATAGCAGGAAACCGCCCGCGTCTTTCGACAGGTTTCGGGCGGTAAAGTTTTTCTGTTCCTGTTCCAAGTCGTCTGGGTCTTTGAAGTTGTTGAGCCTCGCCATAAAGCGGAAACTCGACGACTGCTTGATGCCCTCTTTGATTCCCTGCCGCTCCATCTCGATCAAGTCGAGGGTGCTGTCGAGCGCCTTGTTTGACTCCCCGAAAAAGTCGTCCCTGTACTGGTGGCGGGTCATGACACCGCAACGCGCCAGTTCGACCGCCCCGATGTCACCCGTGGAAAATTTGTACTCGAGCCACTCGACGCCGTCCTTGTCCTCGAGGATACGGCAGGACGACGGCAGGCACGCCCACAACCCGGTCACGAGGTTGTTGCGGTCAATGATCGGGACGATGAAAAGCGTGTTTTGCATGTCGAGGATGGTGCTACATCTGTACACGAACTGCGACCACGTCTGCCACTGATTCGGGCGTTTACGCAGGAGCGCCTGCAAACGCGGCTGTGCCGACCCCTCGATTTTGATGGAGAGTTTTGCAATGTGCCGCGCCCTCGCGTCGATAGCAGACCGCACGATCTCGGACTCATAGAGCGCACCAGACCAACGTCGGAACGTCGGTTGATACGCCGTCAATGTCTTGAAGTATTGCCGTGCGATGTACTTGCGCGGTCTGAAGATTTTGTCAAACAAAGACATGTGCATCACCTCTTGTCGTTGGCGAGTTGCCCGCCGATTTCGGCGTACCATTTCTGCCGTACGGTCATCGCGTCGAGCAATGCCGCCATGCCGTCAATACGTTGCGTCTGGGCAATCTTTACGAGCCGCTTGCGGTTCGTGTCTGTGTTCTGCTTGAGCGCCGCGTTGAGTATGCAGATTTTGAGCAGGTCGTTGTCACCGCAGGAAAACGTGCCGTCGCGCATGAGGCCGTCCACCTCGTCGATGACTGGCGTCAGATTCTCGCCTTGGTTGACGTCGTCCATGTTGAAACCGTATGCGGCCATGTCCTGCACCAGATACGCCGCACTGTAACGGTCGTACCCGATTTTGAGCGGGTATATTTTGTATTTCTCCACCATGTCGGTAAACCATCTGGCGACGTCGTGATAATCCACGAAATTGTCCCCGGACGGAGAGAGCAGGCCACGCTTGACATACGCCCGATATGGGACGCCGTCCCGTGCGGTCGCCTCGTCGATTTTCTGGGCGGGCATCCAGAACTGCGCGAACACATGCAGGCGCTTCTGCCTCTCCACGACGAGCACCGCCGCCGTCAAGTCTGTGGTCTGCGACAGATCGAGGCCACCGACGGCATAGCACCGGGAAAAGTCCTCGAGCCGTTCGGACTCCTCGGAAAAATTCCGCTCCACGTCTGGCGTGTTAAACCACGCGACGGAGGCGTTTTGTTTGATGTTGCAGTATTTCGTGAGGAACTCGGCGCGTTTGCTCAGTGACTGCTCGGCAACCGATATCTCCTCGAGCATGTAGTCGACGGAGACGGACGTGCCGAGGTTCGGGTTTGCTTTCCTCAACTCGTTGATGTCGTCCCACTTCTCCACGTCGTCGACCATGTAGAGGATGGGCAACAGGCGTCTCTCCTTGGAGTCGCCCATCAGAAACCGCGTGGAGCGTTTGATGAGTTCGTCATAGATCGAGTCGTTGACGTACCCGGACGTCGTCAGAGACAGGAGCAGACCCTCGGGACGTGCGCCCATGCCCGACTTCATGACCTCGTATTGTTTGAGACCTTTGTCACCTTCCCACGCGGCGACCTCGTCACACACGCACAACGACGGGTTGAAGCCATCGGATTTCTTCGCGGAGAACGCGATTTTTTTGACGCTCGAGTTCGTGCCCGCGATGAAGTAGTCGCCCTGCCTGCGCTTCGGCATGTCTGACATGTCGTTGACGCGCTTGTTGTGCATGTCCTTCTCGTTCGCCGCCTCGACCATCGCCTTGTACTCTGGGTCGAGCGTGAGCATCTGCCACATGCATCCATACACGAGGTCTGCCTGCTCGAGTTTCGGAGCGAGGCAGAACACACGTGCACCATATCCACCGTCCACGCGCCAGATGTACGACGCGATTGCGGAGGCGAGCAGTGACTTTCCGTTTTTGCGTCCGATCACGAGGAGCACCTCGCGGAACTGGCGCAGGCCGTTCGCATCGACCACGCCGAACACCGCCGCGATAAATGCTTTCTGCCACAACTCGAGGCGGAGAGGAGACGGAGCGAGTGCGCCCTCGGTGTGGAAACAGTGCCCCTCAATCCACTCGATGGCCATGTCTGCCTTGTGGGCGTCGTAGTAAAACGCCTTTTCCTCGAGACCGTGCACCAGATACTCGTACACGAGCGACACCCACCGACCAACGACCACCGACCCGTTGCGGATTTGCTGATAATAGGCGTAAATGTGGTTCGTTCCGTCCATGTCCGCCCACCTCCGGGTCGCTCTGCTCTCGTTAGGGTATTTTTTAAAC